AGATACTATTGTTGGTGTGGCTAGAAAAATGTTTCCGTTTGTGGACCTTGATGGAAACCGATACGTTGCCATCGGAACAGATAAACTTTTATTATTATATTTTGAAGGTCAACTTTATGATATCACACCATTAGATACTCAAATAACAAATGCAACTATACAAACATTTTCAGGATCAAATTTAGTAACAATTACAACTAGTGCTGCTCATGGTTTAGAACCTGGTGATATTGTCTTTTTAGATGATACTACATTACCTGGTAGTAGTGGTTATTCTACCTCTGACTTTGATAGTAAAAAATTTCAAGTTACAAATGTTTTAAATGCTACACAATTTCAAGTAACAGTAACAACTTCAGGCACACCAGCAAACGCTGGTCCTGGTGGTAGTATAGATATTGCACCTTATGTTAGAATTGGTCCAGCTGCACAATCTTATGGTTATGGTTGGGGTATATCTGAGTGGCAAGGATCTGTAGCTGGTGCTGCAACATCAACTTTAAATGGTGCACTATTAAATGATACAAATGGTACAGGTGGATCTGGAACAAATATTACATTAGCTTCAACAACAAACTTTACCGCTGCGGGTAGAATTTTAGTAGAGTCAGAGTTAATATCATATGCATCTATTGGAGGTGCTAACTTACAAACTATTGTAAGAGGTGTAAATGGAACAGACAAAGCTGCTCACTCGGACGGGACAGCTGTAACAGATGCTACAAACTTTTCTGATTGGGGTGAAGCAACAGTTGCATCAACAGTTCAACTAGAGCCAGGACTTTGGTCACTAGATAATTTTGGACAAGTATTAGTAGCGACGATTGCTAACGGTAAAACATTTACTTGGGATGCAGGAGGCACGCTGCCTCTAACGACAAGAGCTGCAACAACTACCTCTGGTT